AAGGTTTTCCAGTAGCCTCAGCCTCTGCTATAGCCTCTTCAACCTGCTCTTCAACCTCTTCAACTTCATCTTCAGTAATTTCTTCTAATACTGGAGCTTCTTGTGTTTCATTTTCCGGTTGTACTTCTTCTTGTTCTTGTGTGGGCTCGGCATCTTCAGACTCTGCAACCACTCCGCTGTCGTTAGCGTTATCTTCTTTAACTTCATCTTCTTTTGGTGTTGGGGGTTTACTTAAATCTACTTTTATAACGCTATCGTCACCAGCAGATTCAAATTTACTTTCATCAACTTGAAAAATTTCTTCAACTTGATCAATTTTTTCTTGTGTAATTTCTTCAACTACGTTTTCATTTTTTTCTTCCATAATATAATATAATAATAATTAATAATTTTAGCTAGGATCAAAACTTCCTAAATTAAATCCTCCGCCTAATATATCATTACCTGCGGACTCAAAGTTTTTAGGTGGTTTATTCATTTGTCTTTGGTCTATAAGCTCTGACTGTTGAGAGTTTCTTCTATCTACAAGTTCTGACTGTTTACTTGCTCTTTTGTTTACAAGCTCTGCTTGTTGACCTGCTTGCAGTTGCGTTCTTTGATCCTTTCTGTTTTCTTTTTGAGTATCCCTGCCTGCAGCAACTTGAACTTCCATTTGTTTTAACTTCATATTCATTTGAAACTCCATTTGCATTAACTCTTTTTTCAAATTAGCCTCTTGCATCATTTTTTGAGAATCTACTTGACCTTGCATTTGAAGAAGTTGAGCCTTAGACTGAGTCATAACTTGGTCTTTTTGCATTTCCATCTGAGCGGCTGTTTTAGCGGAGTGCTCATTTGATTTTGTTTGAGCCATAATATTCTCCATTTGAAGCTGCCTGTCTTTTTCTTGTTTCTTTTTTCTACGTATTTTAAGTAGTTGATTAGCTAATTTAATGTTACGAGTGTCCCTAAGATCAATAGCATCTTCTAGCTCTATACCTTGCTGCTGCAAGGCCATTTGAATATTATTTTCAAGTATAGCTTTCTCTTCCTCATCGGGTCTTAATTCTAAAAATATACCAAAATCATACAAGTGCAATTCACTCATCTCGCTTAATGTAGCTACATTATGAGATCCAATAGCCTGTATAAAAGCATCTTTAGTTGGAGAATATTCTATAATATCAGATATTCTAAGGGATAAACACTCCGCAGTTTCAGCAGTCAAAAATAAACCAGCTTGCAATATGTGCCTTGTGGCTGTGTTTGAATTAGCCGCTGCTAATTTTTGAACACCAACCAAAGCGTTTTTATCTGGCATACTACCATCTCTAGCTTCGTTAAGCCCGGTTACATCTCTTATCATTTGTAAGTAGTAATTGTAATTACCAATAAGAGCTTGCATTTTATTTCCACCAGATCCAGATGTTATTTCTTGAATAGGAACCTTACCTGGATTAATATCACCTTCTGAAGTAAACGACCTACCAATAACAGATCCTGTTTGAAAAAACATGTTCAAAGCTTCTTGTGGGTTGTAATTTGTTCCATTACCTAGATCAACCTCGGCTAATCCATCAGCGTCTAAGTAAACACCATCTGGAACCATTCTAGACATTACTTGTTGTAACTTTAAATGTGTCAACTGAATCATGTCAGCAAAACCTGTTATACGTTTTACTAAAGAGTCAATTCTACCATCGTACATACGCGGCGCGACAATGTTGTAATTCATTTTAACTTTAGTAAAATCACTTTTAGGTCTCATCATGTTTGATGCCATCTCCCATTTTAATAGTTTGTCTGTACCTAAAATCATAGCACCGTCGTACAAGCACTCTATAGATCTTAACATTCTACCATAACCACCTTCTTTATTATCTGGTGGATTAAACGAATCATCTTTAGGTATGATTTTATCAGCCCCAGTTCCAGTTTCTTTTACCTTATAAACCTCGTTCATGTAGGTTTTATAGTTAAAGTACAAAACCTGAATAGTGTTACTGTCTTCTTTATCGTAATTATGTCTTGAGTTGTAATTAGATCTATTATTAGATTTATTTTTCATTATATCTTCAAGATCAGATTCTGATAAATGTGGAAATTGTTTTGCTAGCTCGTTTACTGGAATACTTTTAACTTCGCCAACATAATATATATCATCAAAATAAGGAGACTCGGTGTAAGAGTAAACTAAGTTAGCTGGGTCAACGTAATCTATAGTAACCCCTTCAGATGTATTAAAGTTTGTTTTAACAGCTCCAATACCTAACACTGTTAAATCATAGTAAAACTGTTTTTTAATTAACTCATACTTATTACCTTCAAACAACACATTTAAGGCTTGCTCTTCTGCTAACTCTACAGCTTGTTTGTAATTTAACTGCATATGAACGCCTAGCTCTTCTTCGCTACCAGGTAACTCTGCAATACTAGACTCACGCATATCAATACCAAACTTCTTTTTAACTTCTCCGTCAAACTCCTGCATAGCCATGTCCCTCATTATACCTTCCATATATTCGGTTCTTTTCGCAACACCGTTTGGTGACTGTGAAAAAGCTCTTATATCATAAGTTCTTTGAGCCAAGCCATTTACAACTATGTCTACAAATTTAGATATAATTGGAACTGGCTTCCAGTCTAAATTTAAATAGGACAAATCACCGTTTATAGATAACTCATCCTTATATTTTTTTATAGACTGCTCGCCTCTAGCGTACAATCTTAAATTATGAAAATCATTATGATTAGCTCTATATCTATTAGAACCTCTATCGTTGTTGAACCACTCCTGCTCTATAGCTTTACCTACTTTCAAACCATAATCATAGCTAAGCTTTTCAGCATCGCTTACTGTTTGACTTGGGAAATAACTTTTCATGCCAGACTCTGCCATATTTATTATTTGATTATTTGTGAATTACTTCCAGTATTGCTATACTTGGAAATGTTTAAATTTAATGGTTGTTTTTCAACCTTAGCGTTTGGCGCATACAAGTGTCTATTGTTAGCCATAATAGCTAAACCAGAACTTATCGACGCATCATGCTTTGTTCTTTTGTTTATATCAAACTTTGCCCAATCGTTTAACAGTTCGTTGAAATACAAATCACCAAACGTACCATCTTGTTTTATTCCAACGTGATCTTGAATATACATTTCAATTGCTGCCGCGTGAGCTTGCTTAATGTCTTCTGAGGAGTTGGGTATACCACCTACTTCTTTTTCTGCTACAGATAACTTGTTCCAAATTTTGTCAGGTCTATTCATACTAAACCCTCTATATCCTCTACGCCTCAGGTAGTACAAGAGACGAGGTTTATTGTTCTCTGCGAGTATAGGCATCCCGTAAAATACTAAAGCCATTAGAACGTCTTCAAAGAACATCTCGGCTGTTGGTGGTCTTGATAAGTATTCTAAAAAGAAACTGTTAGCTGGAGCATCTTCCATACTAAACCTAGTTAAACCGTGCAAAGCTCCTTTTGATCCAACTCCATCCACTGTACCTGATATATCGTAACTATCACAACCAAAAGCACCCATGTGCTCGTTGCCAGGATATTTAATACCATTTTTAAGTACCACTCTGTTTTGCAGTTGTTGAGGTGGAACCCAACTAGTTTTAAATCTACCTTTTGGATCTGGATAAAATATTACCTGTGAATCCTTGATTCCATTTACCCATTGAAAATTACCAGTTGTAACTCCTAGGGTTCTAGACATCTCTTCGTTATAGTCTATCTGTTCATATAGTTTAACTAAGTTAAATATACTGTTTTTAGTCTCATCTCTAAACGCATGTTCTGTTGTTCTTGGAAACTGACGGTAAAATTCATTTAAAGCATCTTGATCATCTTTTAAACCATCTACCTCGTTTTGCCAGTTATCTATTACGCCTACATCTATTAGTTCACCATCTGGCGCGAGTACATTGCTGTTAGGAGTAGTGAACACTGGAACTCCGTACTCATCAATAAATCCTTCGTAGTTCCATTCCATTGGGATAAACAAAGAGTATAAACCAGACTTTGTTTGACCATTTCTATTTCTTTTGTTGACGTCTGATGCATTGTATAATTTTTTAAAGTTTTCTCCACCTTTGTCTAAAGCATTAGAAGTACTACCCATCATGCACTTACCAACTATTCTACTACCTAATCTTAAGCAAGTTTTTGTAACTCTCCAGTTATTTAAAATATTATCAGGTCTCTCCCATTTACCAGATTCATCGTGAACTAGTAAAGCTAGTTTTTCACCATCATAACTATTGTCTCCAGTGTTTTTCCAGTCAATAGTTGTATCCAACCCCTTTATGTCTTCTAGCTTTTCATTAGCTGTAATCTTTTTTCGTGTAAACTTACTAGCAGGTACACGATAAGCAAGCTCGGACTTAGGACGATCCATACCATCTTGGATAGGTTTAAAAAAGAATGGATAGTTAATTGATATAGGTACAACCTTGTCGGTAAACATTTTTTTAGCATCAGCTCCTGATTTAGATAGTATTCCATATCTACTATCACTTGCAAGAGTAGCTAAATTAACTGTTTCCGCTGAAGACATAAAAGAAAATCCAGAACGTCTGTTTTTAAGATAACACATACCGTAACATCTTTTGTCTGCCTTACAAGCTTCCCAAAATATAAAAAACAATCTGTTTGCCTCTCTAAAATCTGGAGCGCCTACGTCAATCTTGCTCCATTGTAAGTACATGTATTGCGTACCTGTTATCCAGGTTGGTTTACCATTATTCGTGAACCAGAATCCTTCTTCTCTTCTTCTAAACTCCTCATCTATATAATCGTACCATTTTTCTTTACTGCTTTCCGGATAGTTTCTCCAATCGAATATATTTTTAATTCTTTGCAACTCCTTGGGATACTCGAATTTCACCCATTTGTTC